TGCACCAGTGACGGTTAGTTGCTGGCTACTTGCATTTCCTGCTTTAGTCACACTAAACCGCGACGTGCCGTTGGTCTGAAGGTCAATGAGGAGCGAGCCCGCCGCACTCGCCGTGTCCGTGACGTTCATCTTCACGGCGGTGAAGGTGGTGGCGACGTTGTTCCAGGTGTCGGTTAAGTCAAAAATGTTCTGCGTACTCATCCCGGAACCCTCGCAATCACAAGAGACCCGTCGCGGGTCTGGATATAGTCACCCGAGCGCGTCAGGATTTCGCGCTGAAGCGTTATGCCGGTGGAGCTGGCCCGCATCCGGCTGCGAAAACGTGAGCGCCCGAGCTGCATCAGATGCCCTCGCCCTGAATGATGTGAAGGGACGTACTATCACCAGCGCCGCAAACGGCTGCGAACTTGTCGTCATCGTAGTTCTTCGACAAGCTGACCTGGCTTAGCGGCAGCACCGGATAATCCGCAGCCGTGGCGGTCAGCGTTCCGTTGCCCGTGCGAACATAACAGACATCCGCGCCAAGGTTCGTCAGCGTCAGCGCCCAGTTGTTCTTTCCAAACGTGACTTCCTGGCTGGTCGCGGTGACGCTCAGCGTCTGCCCGGAGCCATACTTAGGCCCAAATGTGCGGTCGAGTTCCATTGCTTACCCCTGCAGCCAGGTTTGAAATTTGGGATGCTCCAGCGCTTGCAGACGCAGAAGCTGCGGCTCGTTCATAGGTATGTGACCAACCAGCATATTCCGCAGGCTGGCGAACTCGGAAAGCAGCCTGGCCTTAAGTTCCGCCAACCCCTCATCCGGATGGGCTTCGGCCATCACCTCGGGCGGCGGCATGGACGGGTCGGAAGCCGGCGCCGGGGTCAGCTTACGGACCAGATCCTCGAGCTGGGCAATGCGCTCGCGGAGTATGTCCACCTCGGAGGCGACGGGTTCGGGCGTCGGCTCTGGCTCCGGGACAGGCTCAGGCTCAACCACCGGAACCGGGCTGCCGGCAATCCGCGCAAGGTCATGCGCCAGGCTGATCGGATCGGCGCGGGTTCCGCCGTGCGACTGGCCGTTGTAAGTGCCGCCGATCGTCCAGAAGCTTGGCCCCTGCTCAACGCGGAGGCTCTCCCAGTCGGCCAGTATTGCTTTGACTTCTTCCATCATGATGCCAGCAGCCCCAGATTTTTCAGCGCCTTGACGATGTCGGATATGCGGTAAGCGGTCGAGCCGACATTGCCGGTAAAGGTGGATGCATCCGTGACGGTCGTTCCACCGCCCGCCGTGAAGCCAACCGTCTCGCCCGTTCCGGCCTGCTGGATGACTGGCGTGGCGTTGTAAAAGCCGATCTTCTGGCCCGTGGCCGTGCCGATCTTTGTTCCGGTGGTTGTGTTGAGAACGATATTGCCGGCGTCTGCGATCGTCAGCCCGGCGAATGTCGGGCTATCCCCCGTCCCCACGCCCAGCGTTGTCCGCTGCGCCGCGGCTGAAGCGTCATCCACCAGCGCCCTGCCCGCAGCGGTGAAGCTGGTTGTGGCGAACGTGTCCACCCCGGTCGAGTAGACCAGCTGGTCAGATGCGGTCGTGACAGCCGAGATCCCGGCCAGCGTGGCGTCCAGCGTGAGCGTCGGGTTGCCCGACACCCCATCGCCATTGGTCACTGTCAGCCCCGTGGAGCCCGTCACCGTCCGTGCCGCAGCCGTGCCCGCGCCCGTGCGGGCCAGCAGGCCAGACGACGACACGCCGGCCAGCGCGGCAAGGTCAGGATCAAGGTCTTCGTCCAGGCGATACCAGATGCCGCCCAGCGCATTGAACTTGAACCGGAAGCCCCCATTAGCCGACACGTAAGCAGGAGCTCCGATGACGGTTGCGCCATTGCCATTGATCGTCAGCGCGGCGATAGCCTGCGTGGAGACAACCAGTATCTCCTGGTTATCCACCACATTGGCGAGCGCCGGAAAAACGATCGTCCCAGCCGCATACCCGGCCAGCGGGGTCAGGATCAGCCAGCGGTTGTCGCTGTTGCTGGTGAGCGTAACGGTAAAGCCAGTGGCGACGGGCGATGCGTACTGGGGCACAAACTGGGAAACCCCCGTAACCGTCGGAAACGTCAGGTTATTCTGCATGTAGGCTTGCAGAACCGACATGGCCGCCTTGCGGGTGTCGCCATTGTTGGTCTTCCAGATCGGGAGCAGATCGCCCGCGGTCAGGGTATCGACGGCGCTTAACTGGTTGATATCCGCCACGGGTCAGCTCTCCAGATTGATGATGTCATCAGGGCCGGTTGTAAGGCCGCGATCGCCCTGCGCCAAGAAGGGGTCAGAGTTAAAGCGCCAGTACTTGCCGCCCTGCCCGGCCGGGATGGCGTTCACGTCAATGCGCTTCTCAAGCGTGTTCGTGCGGCGGTTCAGAAGCGCCATGTAAGCCGAGCGGGCTGTAACCTTGGTGTCCGGCGAGACGGACTTGCCAAACAGCGGCGCCAGCCGGACAGCGAGGCCAGACACCATCGCCTCGATCGCCTCGTCGGTGACGCCGGTTTCTTGGTCAAGGTCCGACCCGCCGGGGCTATCGGGAAGCGGATAGCCAAGGCGCAGGCCTCGGCTGTTCCATGTCGCCATCATGTTATCAAGCCGTCTCAGTCCGGCCTGAAGCTGTTCGGGCTGCAGGTCAAACACGTAGTTCGCCAGCCCGATCTCCTCGAAGGCATTGGTGACGACTTCCCGCTTCGTCCAGCTCACCGCATCGCCTCCAAGATCTTTCCGGCCAGTGTTTTATCCGACCAGCGCTTGTCAATCTGAATGCCCAATTCGCCCGCTTTGGCAATCATTTCCTCGCGGGTTGGCGGAGCCTCATCGTCGTATCTTTCATTCTCGCCCACCGCAGCCAGCACGCGGGCCGGCTGGGGCTTCTCGACCAGCCCGAAAGCCTCGGCCTGCGTCGGATGCCAGCCATCGGCAAGGGCCTGGTTGTACTCCTCGAGCGTATTGACGCCCTTGGAGGACCACGGCCCCCACTTCGAGAAGTGCTTGTCCTTCCCGCCCTTGCGATAGACGATGGTTGGAACCCGGACCATTACTTCTTCCTTGCAGGCGCCTTGCCAGGCTTGCCGGCTTTCATGGCTGCTTCGCGAGCCGTGTTCAGTGCGATGGCGACGGCTTGCTTCTGCGGCTTGCCAGCCTTCATCTCGGTGCGGATGTTCGAGGACACCGCTTTCTTAGAGTAACCCTTCTTCAGTGGCATATCTCTCTCCAAAGTATTGGGGCGGGCTTGTGACCCGCCCCGCTAACTTACCGCTCCTGAGCGGCGTAGATGTAATCAACCGTCAGGTAATCATTCCCGGCAGCGCCGTTCTGGATCGCCATGAACACGGCCAGTTCTTCGTCGTCGGGCAGGTTCGTCGTCACCGAAGTGGCGACATATGTGCCGTTCCGGTAAACGTCGATGCCCGACACGCCATCATAGTAGAAGGCAAGGTCAACGAACGTATCGTCAGCCGCAACGCCAACCGTGGTTGACGTAGGCGTTGAGTTCTTCGTCACTTTCAGCAGGATGTTAGTAGATCCTTCGTCGATCTCGAAGAAAACGCCATCTGTCGGAGCCGTGCCGGCCGGATCGGTGGCTGTCGAGATGACAAGCCCGATGAAAGCATCCACGTCATCAGCATCCGACACCAGGAACCGCGTGCGGAACCAGAGCTTTTTGCCGACCGTGAATTTGAACGCCTCGCCCTTTTTAGACACGACGATGCGGTCATTGTCGTTGCCATCGTTCGTGAACTTCACCAGACCGCCGAGCCCATCGATCAGCGCGCAGGCAGCTTCACCGCCTCCGGCTTCAAGAATGGTGAATTCCCAGTCAATCGTGTCGGTGCAGTCCGTCGAAAGACCCTGCGCGGACATGAAGTCGTTGAAGTACTCGGCAACAACGCCAACCTGAGCCGGCGGGAAGAACGGCGTCACGATGGGAGCCGCAGCACCCGAGGCTGCAATGCCGGTGCCGGCTGAGTAGTAAACCGGGTCAGACCCGGCCTCGATGCGGAGTTCCGCACCGCCAGAATAGGGACCGACAGTGGCGGATGCAGTCGCATCGCCCTGAGCAATCAGTGACCAGGTGTTGGGGTAGTTGGGATAGCCGACCTGGCGATAGACTTTGTAAAAACCCTCGCCAGTGGTGGAAAGCGTAAGGCTGCCGTTAGCGGCGAGCGTTACAAGGTCTTCCCCGTAAGGGTAGACGGTGAGCTGTTTGGGCATCTCTTATTCTCCAAAAGAATAAGCCCGGCCCCGAAGGACCGGGCTATCTCATTAAGCGATCTGGTTGAACAGGAGGATACCCGACATCTCGGGGTTCTTGTTGACCACGCCGAACAGCGTATCAAGACGGTAGAAAGTCTTCATCGTCTTGATGTCATATTGTTTGGTCATGACCAGCTCAATGCCCTGATCTGTCGTCGCCCGCATGACAGCCGCGCCAGCGTCATTCGGAACCGCATAGCGGCCCGGAAGGATTTCAAGCGCATCTTTCTGCCAGAAACAATTGATCTGCGTGGGGTCGATGTTGAGCCAGGTGATCGTGGCGGTTGCGGACTTGGCCGTAACAGCGACGTTCTGGTACTGGGCCGCAGCATCGTTCGCGACCTGGTTGGAGATGATCGGCGGGGTGATGACGAGGGTCGTTCCGCCAGCCGGCACCGAGACAACGCGGAAAGTCTTGAGCTGCCCGGTGTTGACTTTGGTGATGTGGTGTACGGCAAACACGTTCGCGATCGTGAAGCAATCGCCAGCAACGACGTTGGCGGAGGAAGAGACCGTCACCGTCTGGAAGCGGTTGTCAACGTTGCTGACTTCGCCCGTGCCGGCCGTCGAAGTGGCGACCGGGTTGTAGTAGTTGAGCCCGGCATCTTCTGTGCTGATCGTGATGGCGCCGCCGGCAGCCGCAA